ATATTTATACAATCTGCAATATGTTGTGTTTCTTTTTGCGTATCTTCTTTACATCTTAAATTACAAACTCTTGCAAATGCCATCAATGTCCCAGACCAATACCACTCTGTATACATATTCTGTGGTAAGACCATTCTTGCCATCTCTGGTGCAACTCCAGCATTTAATAAATTATCATATGTTGTCTTTACAAACTCTATTGAACCATTGATATTATATTCAATAGTCTCATTACTAGAACCTTGTTTTTTGTTCTCTGCCCTAAGTCTCCATTCTTTAGGGATATAAAACTCTGGTTCATCATCCACATATCGTCTTGACACTTCATTCCACACCAAACCGACTTGGTGTTTAACAAGTTGTCGTGCAACAAATACTGGAGCCTTAATACGAAACTGCAAACTACAATGTCCAAAAGGACTCCAGTGATTATGTTTTGCAAGATAGTTTATAAGTTTCTCATCTTTATCAGAAAACTCTTTACTTTCTTTTGCAAATGAAACACGGGCAGCATTGACAACAGTCAAGTCACTGCCCATGCGATCAATGAGTTCTACTTCCATTGAACTTCTTTCTATTTGGTCTATAACCTTTCGGCCACTCTGGTTGCCTAGACGCAAGTTTCTTACATCTCTCTCGCAACTCTTCGTTAGACTTCTGCAACTCTGCACAATCGTGCTCGAGTTCGTTAATACGATTTTTCATTTGCATCGTTTCCAAGGCCTCAAAACCTTGATTTCTTACAGCTTGATTCATAATATCTCCTATATTGGTAAAGTTGCTGTTTTTTCTAAAAAGTTTAAATCTCTTGCGTTTGCTTCTATTTTTTCTTTTAACCCCTTTGTAATTAATCTACCGACTGAATCTGGTTCTAAATCATTTTTTTCACAGTAAAATAATACTGCATCCATATGTGACATTTTCATATCTTTTGCGAGGTTCTCTATCTCCAGAGAAAAAGTTTTAGGTGTTTGCATTATTCGTGTTCTCCACCAACATCATTTTTGTCTAATGGTATTCTTTTACCATTGTGATATATTGCCCTTGCACGACTTGGTGTGCTTGTTGCAAACGTGTCAAAAAAACTAGGGTTTCGTCTTGCAGTTTCAAATGTTCCAACAGTAACCACTATCGCAGCAAGGAATAGTGCGTGTGCAACCATACTGATACCCATAGCCCAAAAACTACCGATATACATAGAAAATACGATACACCACATCCATGCAAGTATCTGTAACACCATGTGCCTTACTTGTAGATCTGGAATATGTTTTAGGGGATTTTTGTTATGGTTCATAACACCATTCCAAGAATCATAAATAATTTCTCTCATACTAACCTCACTAATAATAAAGTGGTGATGTTTCTGTTTCCAAGTACATCACCGAAACTCAGTTTAATTAAGCCGCAAGGGCATAATCAACAGGTGCAAAGTTATCGTTTGCATTTACTCAATTGACCTATTAGGCGGTCATCCCACAATTCTCCACGCATCTATCTCTGTCTGTCGATCCTATTTCGCCCCCATCATAAGCACACGATAACTGTGCCTTCATGTGTTTATGGTGGAGGCGGAGGGTACTGCCCCCTCGTCCAGTCCAGTATTCAACTTGCATCAACAAATTGTATTATATTTATACCATACCTATGCTTGATTGTCAAGTGGTTTCCACTCTTTTATGCAATCAACTAACATTGGAAGATATTCAGTTTTGTCCTTGATAAACTCTTGCACAACACCATCCTCTGTCACAACTAAAATTACAATCTGATTAATTGCATGACCAGTGCGTTCTTCAAACATCTCTGCATATGCAGATGCCTGAATATAGTAATTCTCATTGTAAGAATCTTTTCTTTCAGAGGTTGAAGTCTTGAAGTCAATGATTGATAGAACACCATCATACTCTGCAATGCAATCCACACGACCAGCCACTTTATACTTGTCAGAATACAACCCACACTCTTGCGCATAAATGTTGTCTATTTTTTGTATGACAGATTTTCGTAACTGTTTGAAAAGAGCATAAGGTAAAAATTTCTTCTCATGTTCCTTCCATTTCTCTGGATAATCAATGTGCATATTGTTTAGGTAATCTTCACACATATGGTGAACATGAGTTCCACGAGTTGCAGCTTTTCTTGCGACATAGTTTGCAACTTCGTCACCAACTCTTTTTCTCCATTCAAAAAGACCTTTTTTGTTTCTTACCGATAAGACTGTAGTAATAGATGGATAGAAGTTTCCATCTGGTGTTTCATACAATCTCACTTTATCTTTTGTAGTTGCTTTTATTTCAGGCAACTCCACAGGAACATGATTAAAATTCATAATTAAATATTTCGCATCCTTTCCACTAGTCTGTCTGCTCTATTTGTTACTTGACGATACCATCTGCTGTCAACCATCTCATCTGCGGCTGCGTTCCAATCTCTTGCATCCACACCACGTTTCATACCTTTAAATTTTGATAGTCTTGGACGGCCCATATTAAACATCATATTTGCAATTATTCTTTTAGCTTCTTCTGGCAGATCATCAAAGTCTGGGTATAACTTGTAGCAGTCTGACACGACTGTTTTGATATCCTCGTTGAAGGCCTCAACGCATCTATCGTTAGAGACAGGTGTGCCGACTTCCCATCCGTGTTCTGGGTCTGACTCCCTAACCAAATGGCCAATACCAAAAGTAGGCAGGCCAAGATGATCAAGATAAATTTTTTCAACATTCCCCTCATCGTATTCTATTTCTTCTCTTAATTTTTCTATATCCATTATTCTATCCCCATTCCTAACTTGGTCTTTTGTATTAAGTAGTTTCTTACAAAACCAGAACGAACTATATCACCTATGTTAAACTCTACACAATTAAACTCTTCCATCTCTTGTAGAATTTGCAAGAAGTCCATCAGTCCATTTCTCTCATGCATTTTGGTCAAATCTGATTGACTAAAATCGCCACAGAAAAATATTTTAGAGTCTTGTCCAACTCTTGTGATAATCGTGTCCAACTCATGGAAGTTTAGATTCTGGCACTCATCAACTATAATTATTGTATTGTCAAAAGTTAGACCTCGTAGAAATGATGTTGACAAAAAGTAGAAACTACCTTGTGATTTTATTCTGTTGTACAGTGATTCAAATGCCTGTTCGTTTGGTTGTTCAAACATGAACTGCATCATGTTAGAATATGGAACTTGATATAGTGCAGCTTTGTCCTCTTCATCTCCAGGCAGAAAACCGATCTCTCTTGTGGGGATGAGTGAACGAACCATGACAACTTTGTCGTATGGTGTTTCGTTTTTTAATACCTCTGACAATGCGAGATATAGTGACACGAAAGTCTTACCTGTTCCAGCACAACCAAATAGGAATTGATTTAGACCTTGTTTCCAAGAATCAAAAACAACTTTCTGACTATCTGTTACTGGTTTGATTTGATTTAGTTGACTGTATGTAATTTCTTTTTGTTTTGCCATCATATAATCCTAGTAAAAAGGTGGAGTGGTGATAGATGGATAACCTCAGCATTTCTACCAACCACTCCTTTTTTTGTATGAGTGCTGAGTGTGAAAAGATTAATTTGCACCTCATACGTTTTATTTATATTAATATAATCCAGTGGATTTATTCTTTTTAAATTTCTGACCTAAGTTTTGTCCACCAACATCTATTAATTTATGTTTCTTTGCCACGTTTCTTACTTTGTTTTGTGCTATAGTATCTGTCTTATTAACCTTATCTGCGAGTGGTGAGTTTGGATGTGAGTCTGCGATCTTTGACAATACTTCATTGAAACCACCATCTGTTTTAAATGACCTACCTTGGACACCAGATACGATAGCTGGTGCAGTAACAACCTTTTCACAATGTGGATTATCCTTTAGGAACTCTTGAAGTTCACTCCAACTACAAATGGTATCGTAATACTCATCCTCATTTTTATCTCTAATCGTGTATGTGGGCATTAATGTCTATCCTCATGTATTAAATGTCTGTCTATAGTGAGGCCCTGCTAAAGGTTGGTAACTTAATTTATTTTTTAGACTTTCATTTTCCTCAACAAGTTCCTTGTTTCTTTTCAACACAGAATAATATGACTTTGTAAGTTCTGCCATATCCATTTTGAGAATGTCCTCGTTAGTTTTCATCCTCTTAGCTCTCTCCTCTTTTCTGCGAGATTTACTATATTCATAGTTTTCTCTCCACTGTGGGTCTTGTCGTAGTTTCCATAAAATCCAGTCATAGTATCGTTGTGGCTCTGGGCCTGGGTCAC